GACCTCTACAACTGGTTTATGACGGACGGCTTGCCCGCCATCAAGGACTTCATTGAGCAAACCGTAGTCCCCGGCATTCAGGCGTTTGTGGACATCCTCGAAGGGATTTGGGTAGTTGTCCAGCCCGCGCTTCAGGACTTGTACAACTGGTTCATGACCGATGGCTTGCCCGCTATTCGAGACTTCATTTCGACGGTCAAAACCAGCTACATAGATCCATTTATCACGACGCTACAAAACATCTGGACATCCATCAGCCCCGGTCTAAACGACGTGGTGAACTGGTTCCGGGATACCTTCCAGCACATTGGTACCAACTACATTCAGCCGGTCATTGACACGGTGGGCAACATCATCACCAAAGTGCAAGACGCCTTGAACTGGCTACGGCAGTTAGGCGGCGGCGCTCCCAACCCTAACCTCATTGACCAAAACTCAGCCCAGTTTGGTTTCCAGACCATCCCCATGCGCGATAGCGGCGGTCCCGGTCTAGCGGGTATGCCGTACTTGATCGGACGCCAGCAAGTCGGCAATGAGGTCTATGTCCCTGAAACCAACGGCACGTTTATTCCGAACATGGGCAAGATGCTAGAAGCCATCGCCAGCGGAGCCGGGGGCGGGGACACCTTCAACGTCACGGTGAACGCTAATGACCGCGCTGGCGGCTTGGCAGCAGCGGAAGCCTTCGAGGAACGCATTATGCAAGGCCGCTTTGCCAGGGGGAACCGATGACCGTTCGTATTACCCGCTTCGGACGCGGTAGCAACGTCTACACCTTCCCGGATACCCAGCAATCGTTTAATACGAACTTTGCTGATCTGGTGCCTGTAACACAGCGCCTACCGGGGTTATCCGGGGGCTTCGACCACTACGGCAATGACCCGGCTCCGTCCTCGATAGGGCGGGTGCAATTGACCTACTACTTGCTGTCGGCTACGCGCTCCGGCATGGATGATCTTCGCAACGCCTGTAAGCGCATGGCCTCATGGGGTAAACAGCCGCTTTGGTTGCGACCGACAGATGGCAGCACCGAACGCTGGTGCATGGCGCGGGTCAATAACATCAGCGTCAATGAAGACCTACGGGCCAATACCGACTTGTGGCAACCCGTCAACATCATCTTTCAGGTGAGTGATCCCTGGTGGTACGGGGTAGGCAATAGCGGTTCTGTTTGGGGATCGTTCAATTGGGGCAGTGGCACATGGGGCGGAGGTAGTCCGACTCTGGTCACAGGTTCCGGCACGATCAGCCTCACCAACAATGGCACGCTTCCCACGCCCGTAGACATCACCATTACCCCGCCCGCTGGAGAGGTGGCTGTAGACCCCATCATTCGCCGCGTGGTCAATGGGCAAACGGTGGATGAAGTGAAGTGGACAGGCACACTCACAGACACCGATACGCTATCCATCAAGGTCACACAGCAGGCGGTTTACCTGAATGCGGTGAACGCCTATGACAGCCGCTTCAGCGCCTTGCGGACGCGCTGGATGCAGCTGGAACCCGGTTCAAATTCGATTGTTGTCCAGATGGCTGATGCCAATAGTGAGGCAAATGTCAATCTGCGGTATCTGGAGAGGTATACATAAATGGTTGCATTATCACTGACTACCAGCGGCATTGTAGACGGCACGACGGCAGATCAGACCGATGTGCTGGTGCCACTCAATCAGTTGATCGGCTACGTCAATGACATCCTGAATGGCGTGCAAGCCTTTGACCGCCAGAGCTTTGGCACGGCGGAAAGCCTCACCATTGCCAGCGGCGCGATTACACCTACCAAGTCGAACGTGTTGGTGGATACGGAAGGCGCTGCTGCCACTGACGATTTGGCGACCATTAACAATGGCGCGGCAGGTCGGCAGATGTTCATTTCGATTGTCAACGCTTCCCGAACCGTGCGGATCGTGCAGACGGGTAACATTCGTCTACCAACCTCCGGTTCGACCGTCACACTCAACAACACAAATCAGGTCGTGTGGTTGAAACACGACGGGACCAACTGGGTTGGCCTGCTGGTACCAACAGGCATTCTCTTAAGCCACGGTCCCAACGCAAACCTGACCATTGCCAGCGGCGCTATCACGGTTAGTCAAACGCGAAACAACATCAGCAATGAGGCTTCAGCCGCGGTCGATGACCTGGATACCATCAACGGCGGCAACGTGGGCGATGTGATTACGCTACTCAATGCCAACGCTGCACAATCAACCATTATCAGGCACAACACGGGAAACATTCGTCTCATCGGCCAACGTGACCGGGCACTGACCGGCACAGCAGATCAGATCGTGTTGATGTGGACCGGGGTATTCTGGATTGAGTACGCCTCGGAAATTTACCAGCCGATGTCTCACCCACGGTTGAAAAATAGCTGGCGCATTCGGGGCAACGCCGCTGGCTTCACCGGGATTGGGGTTACGCCTGCAACCATTGGGGCTGGAGCGCTGAGCAATGCCAATGACTCGGTCAATACGTTTGTGCAGCAGGCGGTGGCGGCCACACTCAACACCCAGGCCGGTCAGGAAACCGCAGCTTTCACACAGGTCAGACCGGAGTACAACCCGGAATTCTTCACCCGGATTAAGCTCGGCTCTGACATCACCAACATCCGCGTCTTTTGCGGTCTGTGGTCAGCACGTCCAACCAACGCGGCCAACCTGGGCGCGGTGACAGGCATTGGCTTCCGCTATGACACGTCGGTTCCAGACGCGGGGTGGGTGGCTGTTATCTCGGATGGGACCAACACCAACACCTCAGCACCGCTCAACAATGCGGTTGCAGCCAACGGGGTCTATGACCTGTACTTCCGGGTCTCCGGCAATAGCTGCGTATTCTCAATCAATCGAGGTCCCGAACTGAGCTTTAACACGGGTCTTTCGACCATCTCCGCTAATAACCTGGGTGCAGCGGACATCCTGACGACCCTCACGGCCAGTGCCAAGACTTTCGCCATTAGCGACTTGTACTGCGAGTTCTAGGCCATGCGTATTCTCGTCGATGTCTATGATCCAACCGGGTCTACTCGCTTAGGCGAAGGCCCGGTACTTACCTGCGACAGCGCCACCGTTTCCCGGCGCTTGGATGGGCAGGGGCGGCTCAAGCTCAGTGGGAGCCTGACCGACAAACGAGCGGGCGACCTGCTGCAAAATGAGCGCGTGGTCCGAGTCTGGTTGGATACCGAAGCGGGTATGCGGGAATTTGCCAGAGGTGTCATTCTGGAAATTCGCAAGTCGGTGAACGCCAGCAACTTCACACTGGACATCGACTGCGCGGATCCGATGGACGCGATTGCGCGGCGTACCGTCCGCAACGGGCGGCAGTACACCAATGCCACCATCACCTCGATTGCCAGCGGTCTGATCGCCTTGGTACCGGGGTGGACAACTTCAGTGGAAAGTGGCATCGCGTCTAACCTGCACAGCGCCCGCTTCACTGGAACCAACGTGTTCAAGGCACTGCTGCGACTGGCGGAGGAGCGCGGCTATCACCTCCGCAGCGGCCTTGCCAATAACCAGGTTGAGATCGGCGTGTTTGGAGCCGATAGCGGGCTAACCCTGACCAACCTACAAGGGTTAGGCGAGGGCGTGCTCAGTAACCCCGACGTGCTGCTGATCGAAAGCCTTGAGGTCATGGAGAACACGCGGGGCGTAGTGAACTGGGTAACGGGCTTCGGAGCCGGGGAAGGGGCGGCGGCGCTCACGCTGCGAGACAGCACCCGTACCACGCCTTACACGATCAACACCGTCACCGACAACGGGCAAACGCTCTACTACCTCGAAGACGCGGCTTCGATTGCCACCTACGGGCAGAACGAAAAGACCGTAGTATTCAAGACCATCGCGCCGGTAGCCAACTCATCGACCGCCAAAATCGCAGCAGCCAACGCCCTATATGACGCGATGGCGGCTTACCTGCAACGCAGCAAAGACCCACAGATTACCTACAAAGTGCGTGGCGTCAAGATCACACAGACGATTCGCCCAGGGGATAAAATCCGGCTCTGGTACAACGGCACGGTGCAGCGGGACGGACAAGAGTACACCTACCTCGAAGTGGATAATACCTTCTGGGTACTGGAAGTGAACGAACGCGCCAGCGATAGCGGCGTCATGGTTGATCTGGTGATTAGCACGGTTGACCAGATGGAACAAAACGCGGCGGAGGTGGTGGTCGGGGCGCTGGAAGATATTCAAACCCAGTCAGTGGCGATCAAGACATTTCCGTACTGGTCAGAGAACACTTGGACTGAGCCTGTCAGTCAGGATGGCACAAATAACGCCACGGCTGTTTTTAAGCTAGAGTTTGATGAAGCTGTGACTGACATTGTGCGGGTGGTTATTCGGTTCAAAACCTTTCCGCTGTATGTCCTTTCTCAGTTTGATTCTCTGTTCAGAGCTTCAGGCGCTGCATTTAGCTACGCTTACAAAGTCTATCGTTCTACCCATCATCCCAAAGGGTTACAATTATGGGTTAACGGAGTAGATGTCAGTAGTAGTTATGGAGGCCCGTGGAATAACTCTGCAACTGCAAACGCTGCGCTTAATGTCGAATGTGACATAACCGATCTTATTCTGGCAAATGGGTTGTATAATGACCACGACATAACATTTGTAGCTTCAATTATAGGAAGCGGAACAAACTATGTGCAAGGATTTACCGGCACGTTCACTCCTGGAGCTACTTCATCCGGGTTCATTCAACTGAATGCCCGCGTTTTGGGAATTGCTCAGGCTATCTTGCCATAGGAGGTTTGTATGTTTTGGATTAGTCTACTCGCTTTTGCCCTTCACTTTGCGCCTGTCCAGCAGCAGGTCGATTTCACGGCGCTGGCACCTTGCACTGGCACCTACGCCCACTGTGTGACCACAACCGCGCCAGTCGGTGGAATGCTCCCGGTCGGAACCCCGGTCACAGTCTCCATTCAAAGCGGCACGGGTTTCACGCAGCAGTCGGCAGTGGTCAGTGGCTATGTCATCTGGCAGCAGCCGATCAGGACGCCCGCGTATCTCATCTCTTGGAATGGCGGGTACGTGTGGGTCATGTTGCAGCGGGAAGGCTTCCAGACTCAGTAAGTCTTGCGCCGTAGAACTGCTGTGCTAAAATCCTTTCTATAAACTTATGAAAACATTCGTATGAGAATGGCTCTTTTCATAAACCCTATAGAAAGGATGTTCTATGCAGATTATCCCCCTCGATTTTGAAGCCCTGCCGGATACCAAAAACCCCGGCATGACCTATCTGGCGCAGCTGCGAAGTCCAAAGAGCTTTCGCACGATGAAGAACGCGCTGGAGAATATCGCCCAGTGTCTAGGGGTCACGTTCCTGGATTGTCCCTGGCCTTACCTTGAACAAGAGCATATCAGCTTTGTACTGGCACGGCTGGCTAGTCCGAAGCTCAACTATGCACCAGCGACGATCAACCGGCATCACGCGGCGCTGCGGGGTGTCCTCAAAGAGTCGTGGCGGCATGGGTACATCAGCGCCGAACAGTACATGCGCCTGAGCGACTTCAAGGCAGAGCGCGGTCACAGGGAGTTGCGGAGCCGCTACGTATCGCCTCAGGAGTTCGACGCGTTGGTAGCGACATGCGGAGCTTCGCTAAAGGGAATGCGGGATAAGCTGACCTTGTACGTGCTGTACATGTGCGGGTTGCGCCGGGATGAACTGGTGAACCTGAAACGGGGCAACCTCAAGAATGAAGCGATCCAACTAGTCGGCAAGGGCAACAAAGAGCGCACTGTCCCGATGAACAGTGACACGTTGGCTTTGATGAATGAATGGTTGAAGGTGATCGGCGGGGACAAAGACCAGTACATCTTTTGTAATGTTGATAGGGAACCGATCACGGCGCAGACCGTCTATAACATGCTAGAGAGCCGTTCGACACTGGCGGGGATTGAGGTTGTCCGTCCCCATGATATGCGCCATGCGTTCATTTCCAATTTGTGGGACACAGGGACGGACGGGGCTACCATTGCGGCGCTGGCCGGTCACAGCAATATCAAGCAGACACAGCAGTATGACAGGCGGCCAGAGGAAACCAAGCGGCGGGCGGTGAATCTGCTCAATCGAGGGAACTAGGGATCAACGCTGGTACTAGTGCGCTGCGAAGTTGATCTACAACCGCTTTCGCTGTCGGCATATCTTCAAGGTCATCAATCGCTTTCTTGATTACCTCTCGAAGTCTTGCGTTTTCCGCTACGGTGTAATCTGCCATCCATCTCCGGCGTTCGGCAATGTAAGCATTTCTACTCACAATCATCCTACTAATTGCATGAGCGCGTTCAACATCGGTGAATTGATCGGATCGCCATATCTCGAAACTCTGGAACCATTTACGGCGATTCACCGTCATATTTTCTGGCTGTGCCATCATTACTCCTTGGGGCCTAACCGCTCAATACATTCGTGCCTAAACGCTTCCCGGTGGTTGTCGATCAAGTCTGCCAATTCGTTTAGCCACATGTCCAGCAGATCTTCCTTGGTGCAATCCTCATACTCTTCGCGGCCTGATCGCTCTTCAGGGACGTACCGGGAAAAGTAGAGGGATTTCACTTCGCGCACGATCATCCCGCGCAAATTTGAGCGCAAGCTGTTCTTGTCGTTCCAGGTTAATTCGGTTGTGTTGTCAGTCATGGAACCTCGATTACTAGGCGGCGGTAAGTTTTACTAGATCGGCATTATGAATAATGCCTGCAAAGCCGAAGCCATATTCGACATCAACGTCACCGTCATATTCAATGACCTCAACTTCGCTTTTCCACAAAGACATCAAGTGGACTGATTGATAAGGCATGTATGAATGCGGTTTCATATTTGAAGCAATCGGCTCCAATGATTTTGCAATATCATCGAAATTAGATTCGATGATGTGGGCTATTTCATGATCGGAATATTCAATTGCTTCGTCCATCCAAGATCCCTCTAACGGTAAAAGTTGAACATAAATCAAGTCAACCTCACCAATTGACAGGACGCGCTCGTAAGGTGCTATTGAGTGCTGGTAATTGCGAACTTCTGAAAAACAGAGATAATCATCCAGATCAAGCACATTCAATTTAGGCAATATCATTATGCCAAATTGGTTCCGTCTTTCACGTTGTATCGGCCTTGTTATGTCAGTCCCTTTAAAGAACTTGGTTACATGTAATTGGGCTATCTCGTATTGAACGCTATGTCTGTTACCCATTTTCATCTCCTTTAGAACACATATTCACCATCGTCGATGTCAGGTACAAATGGAGAAATACGATCAGCCACCGCTAGATACCACGCGGGGGGATCAACATTCTCCTCACAGCGAACTTCTCCGTCCGCTAAGTAGCAAAGCATTCGCGTTTCCGGGTCATAGCTTTCAAGCATCCCATATTCGTTGTAGCCTGAAATCATTGTTCTTTCTCTCACCGCGTCCGCAGCACTGGAATAAGCCGCCATTCCTCAACCCTGTACCGCCTCACATCGTGAGGCACCGCCGCCAGATTGACATCCTCGACCACGCCCTGCCCGTCTAGGCGCTTGGTGATCCTGTAGATGTACAAGTTGCTGAAGCGGTCAGGGTCGAAGATTTCCCCGATCAGGTTCCCCGGAACGGCAGACTCAAGCGCCGATTCCAACGTGACGTGCCATTCCGGTTGCATCTCGTAGACGCCCTCAGAGAGGAAGTCGTAGATGGCATAGACCGTTCGGGGTTGGTTGTTCATTGGTTACTGACCTTCCTTTATATGCCACTTATCCCACGCCTGCTGCGCCATCGCTCTTGGCACCAGCACACGGAAGCCGACAGTCTGACCATGACCTGCGATAGCTATCATGTCCGGTGGATCATTAGCGCGTTGGTCGTGTGCAATCTGAATGCCTTGGTAATACAGCCAATCGTTTAGAATTTCGTCGCTTTGATCGGGGTATTGCTCATGGCGGTAGCGGTCAATTTCTACCGTCCACTTAATGCGATCTCCAGGCTTCACGACTTGAGTTCCGTTTCGGCAAGTGCGGCGCGGGCAATTTCGCCAGTAAAACCTAGTCCAGATAAGCGACCGACTACGAACGCCATGTTACTCCCATCGCTATTGTTTTGCTGATCTTGGGAGTAGTTCAACGCCGCGCTCTTGATCGCCTCCAGCGCCGACCGGTACCGCGCATTCGCCGCCCGCAGGCTGGCGAGTTCGTCGGTTGCGGGTGTGGCGTCGTCGGTAGGGTAAAGCCACTCTAGGTCAATAGGGCAATCGCCAGTTAAACCCCACCACACCTTGCTTGAAATTTCATCTGGATAAAACGCCTCTAATTCCCAATCGGGATCGTTACTTGCTCTTATTCTGGTGACACGCTCACCAGTTGTGCCCCTAGCTATTACATCGCCCGCCGCAACCTTCGCCGCGTAACCGTCAGCGACGAACTCCGCCGCCGTGATGACGGCTGGATTCTTGGTTTCAGTTGTCATGATTGTGCCTCCGTTCCTGCTTCATCGGTAGCAACTTTCCGCAGTATGTTCGCTGCGAGTGCCGCCATTTTCACCTGCCCGTCCAGTGAGCCTTTGTAGTATTCGTCTGTCTGAATCTTCTCACGGTGGGCTGCTTCATACTGGTTTGCGATGTCCATGAAACCTGCCAGCGCAGACCGCAGATAGGCCACCTCCGCCCGCAAGCTGGCGAGTTCCTCCTCATCGGTCATCTCTCTGTTTTGTATTAAGTACTGCCTTATAGCGGTTAGGGTTCCTTTACACTCCTCCTTAAACCGAATGGAAATAAGGCGGGATGCTTCGCTAGGCGCTGGTTTGACCCGCACGGTGTCACCTTGCTTGTACTGGTGGCGTTCGCTCACTTGCCTGCCTCCTGTATCAAATTTATCTAAGCCATCCAACCAGCGGGCAAAGCCAAGTTTGTATAGCCACCGTTCAAATCGCGCTGGTAAACAGAGCGGCAAACACTTCGGCTCACATACTGTTTTAGGCTGAAAATTACCGTTGTATTTGACGAATGGGTTTCGATGATTTGATAACCCATGCTGACTATCAAATCGCGTAAACCTTCCAGATCGCCATCTTGCCATTCAGATTTCATGGCACGATCCAGCGCAAAACAAATCTCAATGCGCCAGCGGTACTTTTGCCAACCAGGAAGAATTTGCACATACTTAAATGGCGATTGAAGTGCCGAGTTGATACCGTAAGTAGACAGGGATTGATTCCGTGGCACAGCTGCGTGCTGAAACCATGACAAGCCTTGCTTAATCAACTGGGTATCGCGTTCGCTCAATCTAATGCTCACTTGGAAGACTCCTTATCTAGCCACGCCTGACGCATACGAATGGCAAGATCAAGCGGGATGCTCACAGGCCCCTCCTTGGTTTTAACCAGAATACTTTCAGTGTCATAGATCCAAAAAATCACCCCTTCAGTGTTCGCTGGCGATCCCCATGTACCACGCTTTTGCATGAGATGGTTAAACTCATCCGTAACCAAGATTTTATCGTCAACCGCAATCCTCTTTTCAGGAAAGAGGTTAAAATATGCTTCCATATTTGCGGCACGTAGCTGACTCTGTAAGCCATCAAGCTGCTTGTGTTTAGGGTTTATCACCCGTTTCACATCAGCGTTGATCTCCGCTTGCAAAGCTTTAATCTGGCGCTGTATTTCTTCTAGGCTTGCGCTCATTCGGTCTTACCCAGGTAGGCCATCAGCGCCTTAATCATGGCTTCCAGAGAGGACAGACCCAACTTGCGGTGAATCTGGAAGATCTGTTGCACGCTGATGTCTTGCGGCATGTAGTCCATCAGTTGCTCATCCGTGAGCTTCCCCAGGTCAATATAGTCGTACTGACCTGTTTTGTAGTTGAAAGAACCGCCGCGTACATCGGGGGTCTGATCGTGCCAATTGGTCATAACAAACGGGAGATTGTTAAGGTCGTTAGTGTCTGACATGCTTTTACTCCTTGTTAACCTTATCACTCGAACCAAACCCACCTGCCCCGCGCTCAGTCTCATCCAGCGACTCCACTTGCACCAGCGGGTTAATCGCACACGGGACAATGACCAGTTGAGCGCAAGCCTTGTGCTGGAACACGATGTACTGCACATCCACGCTTCGGTTTAACAAGTTGGTCAGCAGCACCTTGATCGTCCCTCGATACCCACAGTCTACTACCCCGCCGATGACATGCAGTCCCGACTTGGCAACCGACGACCGATCTTTCACCAGCCCTACCCACCCCTTCGGAATGACGAGAGCAAGGCCGGTTTCAATCGTGAGCATCTTGCCGGGTTCCAGGTACACCGGCGCTTTGCTGCGATCGCCAGCTATGCGCCCCGCGTCCGAGTCAATCGTATCGCCATCGTAGCGCACACACCATAGGTCAATGCCCGCGTCGTAGTGATGAGCGCGTGTCGGCTCCGCTGGTAGCCGACCTGCGATGGCAAGTGCGTGGTACTCTGGCGAGAGCGTGTAGGCAATTGGTGGAAGGTGGTTCATTCAGCGGTTTCATCCTTGTCATCGTCAGACGGCTTGAACGGCGGGTCAATAACCCCATCTGCCCAACTGCGAGGAACTTGGATTGGAGTTCCCACAATTGCCTCAGAAATCCACTTTTCACCTTCAAGGCTGACCGAGGCTACACCGGCAGCTTTGTTCGCAGCGCGGGCTTGCTCAATACTGGCATCCAGATCGGATGTGACTTCGAGCGTGATTTCAGCCTCCGTATCGAACGGCGGCCAATTCAAAAGACGAGCAATGTCCCGCTCGATAGCACCAAGACATGTGGCATAGGTCGCTTCCTTCTCAGTGGCGTGTTCAGTCCCCGGCGGCGGTAGGTTCAGCTTCTTGATTGTCTTTGCAATCTTGCCTAGACCTTCTCCGTAATTCCAAGATGAATCCGCATACACATCACGTACACGCGATAGATCCCTAACGCCCTGCTCAAGTCGCTGGATGTACTCCGCAACTTCTGCCGATACGGTGGATAGGTCGGGCGCTGCGTATTGCTGGCGAAGTGCTGCTTGCTGATCTGCGTTCATGAGTCGTCCTCGTAAAGTAATCAAAACGTGACTGGAGCCGACTAGCGGCGCTGCGACTTGCCCGACTTCTTCCCGGTAAATTTCTTGTTGCGTGGGCGACGGTCATTCTTGCCCGACTGAGTACGCCACTCATTATAACTGGACATCGAAACCCCCCTTTCGTATATGTTGATTGATCCTGCCGAGGTTGCCCATGAATGTCACACTTCAGGGGGAGATCGGGGGACTGTCGCCACAGGTTTCATGGGCAACCTTCACAAGATCAAGTTGTTAAAAGGCAGAGCCGGACGCTTACTACGCCGGGTTCACCCCGCCCTGCCAGCGGGGATGGAAAACTTACGAGCGGATTAATCCTCCGCTAGGTGATGGTTGAACACTCCCCAGACTGAACGGGCAAGCTGTTCGTTGCCACGCTCACGAGCGCGATCAGCAGCGCGGGCAAAATCGCCAGCGTTAATCTTGCCATCCCGGTAATACCGACGCATCAGGTTTGCCGACAGGTTCCCTCCCTTAAGCCAGTTCGCTCTAGGAACGCAGTTCAAAATGGTTTCAATCGCTTCCTGCGTGTCCATGTGGTTGCTCATTGCTGTCTGGCTTTCTCTATACTATATCTCATCACTTATAACTATTGTATCCATAACTGAATAGTTGTCAATGCCCCAAAATTGATTAAATACGTAGGAAAACACAAAGAGTTCATTGAGCGATAGAATATTTGTGCTATAGTCGTTAATTATTGAGGGAGTGCAATATGCGAGTTCACTACATCACGACTATTCTACTGATCCTGCTGTTAGCACTGCTGTCAATTTCCCCAGCGGCAGCGGCACAGATCAGTGACGACGTAGCCTACGGACTTCCTCAGACGTGGGAAAACCTTCTTATCTTCATCGCTGGCTCTATCGCATTAACGGTCTTAGGCGTAGGAGGTAAAGGGTTGTTCTCCAAGTGGGTCGAGTCCAAGATTGATAGCCATCGCAAGGAAGTTGACACACAAGCTGAGGTCGATCTGACCGACGCTAAACGCGAGCTTGAGCAGGTCAAGACGCAACTGGAACTCCTCAAAGGTCAGCAGCAACTCAACCAATCGCTCCTCGAACAGAACGCCGAACAAGGAAAGCATCTAGGCAAGGCAGTAGACGCGCTTTCTACGATTTCAGATACTCTCGGCCAGCTATCCGGGGCGCTCAAGACGCAAGGTGGCACCCTTACCACCATGCAGACCGCTGTGACTTCGCTAGATACCAAAACCGACACGGTGCATAACCTGGTTGAAGCAGTCGTCAAGGACATTAAGCGACTGCCAGATACTCAGGCACAGCAGCAACTTATCGAAACCATCCTCTCCGAGATTCGGAACCCAACCGGGAAGCGCAACGAACTCTTTGAGGAAGTCCTGCGGGAACTGAGGATTATCCGTAACCGCCTACCTCCTAGCGGCGATACTGGCCCGCTCAGTGACCCGCTGGTAGACCCGCCGACTGGCCCGATGCCAGTGCTACCCCGCTCCATTGATGATGTGATTGCATTGGGCGCACCTTCGCTCAATTAGAAAGGAGTCTCCCGTGAAACGTTTGTTATTGGCGG